CACCCAAACGGGTTTTAATCTCAACAAATTAAACTATGAGATCCAATATGGTCTGTAATTTTCCTTTTATTGATCTATTGTTGAGAGTGTTCCTCAGTCCTGCATGAAGATTTTTTGGCCAGCACTCAAATGCACACCAGGCATAAGAGTTGTGTTCTCCGTTCAATCGTGGAAGGAATTCTTCAGCAACACAGATCACATAGGTGTTGAAGAAGAACTTTTGGTCATTGCTGGTGAATAATTCCAATGGTATGACTTTTTTAAACGCGGCGGTCAATCCAATTTCTTCTTCTATCTCTCTCTTTAATCCTTCGAATGCGCTCTCTGTGTATTTGCTTCTCCCACCCACCAATCCCCACATGCCACGAGTCTTGGCATCGTTGCGTTGTAGGAATAAGAATCTTTTCGTGTTTACTGCGTAGAACAACGCACCAGAGCATATGATATTGTCTTGCATGATTTAATTATAGCACAAGTATCCACTTGCCTGCAACATAGATACCTTCATAACTCTTGACCCAGTTTGTGCCGTTGTATTTGTATTGAATACCTGTGTTGAGATTGGTAACGTATTCCACTGTGGAATCAAAATCGGCTGCTGACCACACCACGCTCCATGCGTTGGTGGCACTGTTGTATTGCACGATGTCGTTGGCCTGAGCATCTAAATTTCCCGGCCAGTATTGTGTGCTGTCGCCAATGTTTTCCGTGATCAGATATCTTGTGCCATTGGCCGGAGCAGCACTGGCATCAAATGTCAGTGGATTTATAATCTTAGTCACCGAAGATATGGTGTTGGCTGGTATGGTATCACTGTCAGTGTTGAATATAAGGATGGTTTCATCCAGCGGAGACACCGATATAGTGCCCACCACTTCATTGCCATTTTCTTGTTCTAACTTGACTTGACTCAATCCGTTGGTAATTTTCCCATATTGATTTAACAACACATTCCAGTTGACCGGGGGTCCAAATTGTTCAAAAGGATCCAGCGTGGTTTCTGCTCGAGCACCGGTGTAAAATCCATCACCACCTGAGCTGACATTGGTGCCTGTGCTGCCCAATATTCTCAACTGATTGCCGGTCAACAATAGAGCATAGTTGTTGGGCGTGATGAAGGATTTTGATATCAGGGTACCATCTATCAATCCATCGGCTATGCCACCATCATCATTGTAGATGCTCATGATGATCTTCTGTATCACTCCCAATTTAGAAACTTTGACAGGTGGGCTCAACCATATGGGCATGCTGAAGTTGATGGACGCCACGTCTATCTCTGTGTCAGCACCCACTGGAATGGTTCTTGAACTGTATGTTATACCTGTCAGCTCAATATAACTTAGGCTGGTCCAATCGATATAGTTGTCACTCTTTTGAATTTCAAAGTCTGGATTGAAAAGATATAGAATTTGTTCCAATATCTGTAATTTCATATCTGTATTGGTGGTATAGATATCAGCACTAACATTCAATCTAAACGGACTGGGCATTACTTTTTCTATAGTATATCCTGCTCCCAGAGTATCTTCATACTCGCCAGTGGCCTCATTGTAGGTTCTTTCTTTGAGATGTTGTTTTTCTACGTGATATGGATTCTGCATCCTTTCTCGGTCATATTCTAACGCTGTGATATATGCAGCAATCTTTGGTGCTGATTGTAGAGCATTTTCACTGTTGTTTCTAATAATATTGGCCACCTGGCGAGTCATGTCACCATAGGTCACCGGTACCTGTCTTAATTGTACCACACCATCTTTGCCTTTGCCTAGTTCAATAGAAAAATTACTCAGTACTCTAATGAACTGAGTTAAAAATTTTCTAATCTGTCCGTCGTAAAAATGCAACATTAGTTGTCAGCCTTTGGTTTTAGAGCATTACTCAGTGTCTGCCTTTGCTCCACAGTTAATCCATTGATTGTGGTAGTGCTGCTATTGTTAACAAATCCAGTTTTAAATGTATTTCTAGTATCATTATTAGTTGTGGTTAATCTCATGCTGTCTTCCACTTTAATCCATCGTATTCCATCAAAACGAAATAATCTATTAGGTAAGAAATCTAATCTTAAGAAATAATCTCCTTTGTTAACACTTGATGTGGGAAAACTGGTTCCTGCACCTGCCACATAACCATTGGGTGGTATGCCATCGCCGTTGTAATAGAATCCATAATGACTGCTGGCCGGAGTATCAATCACAGCATTGATGGGTTGATCAGATGATATAGATTCGTCTGAATTGATACCTTCTAATCGTATGTTGCCTCGCTCATCGATGGGAGTAACATAAAATTGTTTGTAGTTAAATCCTGATTTTGGAGCATCTGCTTCTGCCTGATTAATAATGGCTTCGTTAATTTCTCTCTCTTTGTTGTAGGTGCTCATGTAACTTGCCAGAGAACCTGCTGTGGTGGCATCACCTAATATATCGCGGAATTCCTGACTGTCCACCATGGTCTTTAATTTTAATCTCAATAGATGCGGCCAATATGTGGGAGAGAATCCTTCGGCTGCTCTATTCACGTCTTCAACGACATAAAATCTTTTTAGAGCGATAGGTATGCTGGCATCTAGACTGTAATCATCTTTTAAATTGGGAAATTCTACCACATCTCCTGACATGGGTTTTCTACCTAGTCTTTCCACAATGTCATTCAAATGCACTGTTAGAAATAGAGTGTCGTTTTGTAGGAACATTCCAAATTGACTGAGATTAAAATCTGTATCTTGCACATTATAAATGCCTCTAATAACATATACATCTGCATCGTATTTTCTGTCTCTGTTTTCTAAGAAAAGCAAGTCTTGTATGCTTCTTTCTCCCAGTGTGCTGGCGGCAGGCAATGTAGCACTAGCAGGGCCATCCTTGTTTGTGGCACCCTGATCGTATGTGCCTATGTATTTGTGCAAAAAGATGTCCACTCCACCCACTTGGAACATCTCATTTATGTTGCGATCAAAAAACTTATAATCGTTGCCCTTTTCCGGCTTGTATATTGATAAACGTGGCATACTAACCATATTTATAGAAAAGACAGCAGCCATAAATATCCATATGTCAGAGTTACAAACAGCACAGCAAGAAGTATTTGAATACGTTAAAACTAACCTGGGCGATGGTATGATTGAGGTGGAATTAGACCCAAAACACTACCAAGTTGCACTGGAAAGAGCCGTAAACCGTTTTAGACAAAGATCTAACAATGCTGTGGAAGAGAGCTATTCTTTCTTGGATCTTAAAGAAAATCAAAACAAATACATTCTACCTAAAGAAGTTATCAATGTTAGAGAGATAGCCAGATCCACAGTGGGCTCTCGAGGAGATGGTCAGGGAGGAACTCTTTTTGAACCATTCAATCTGGCCTACACCAATACCTATCTTATGCGAGCAGGTGCAGCAGGTGGTTTGGCGACTTATTATGCTTTTGCATCTTATCAAGAATTAGTGGGAAAAATGTTTGGTTCTTTTATACAGTTTCATTATGACCATGCCACACAAACTTTGACCATAACACAGCGTCCAAGAATTGACACTGAAAGAGTTTTATTACACACAGACAATTACAGGCCTGATATTATTTTATTAAATGACATTTATGTGAAACCCTGGGTCAGAGATTATACCCTTGCAGTTTGTAAAGTCATGTTGGGCGAAGCAAGAAGTAAATTTGGAAATATTGCAGGACCACAAGGTGGAACCACTCTAAATGGTGAAACACTAAAACAAGAAGGCATGGCCATGATGGAAAAATTAGATCAAGAAATTATTCTTAACATGGACGGTGGTGCGGCAACTAGTTTTATTATCGGTTAATTCTTTTTATTATCTTTTAATTCTTTAACACTTCAGATTAAATATATCTGATTATGGCTAACACAGGCATCAAAAAGATTCAGGATCTAACACTGGAAGAACTGGAAGATCTAGTTACCGCATTGGAAAATATGAGTAGAGTTGCTGATAAACCTGCAATGCAACAACAAATATTAAACACTGTTAAAAAAACTCAGCAAGAGATTGCAAAAAGATTAAAAAACCTGTAGTATACTTACATGCTGATAGGATTGGTAGGATTGATTGGATCTGGTAAAGACACGGTGGCAGAGTTCTTGGTTAAAGAACACAAATTTCAAAGAGACAGTTTTGCAAAATCATTAAAAGATGCTGTGAGTGCAATATTTGGTTGGGATAGAGAATTACTAGAAGGAGCCACACAAGAGAGCAGAATGTGGAGAGAAAGAATAGATCCTTATTGGAGCAACAAACTCGACAGGGCAGTGACTCCGAGATATGTGCTACAATATTGGGGTACAGAAATCATGCGAGGACATTTTCATGACAGCATTTGGATAGATTCATTCACTGCTCGCCACAAGGGTGGAAAAATAGTAATCAGCGACACAAGATTTATCAATGAGATACAAACCATCAAAGCATTAGCAGGCCGAGTTGTGCTGGTTAGACGAGGACCCATACCCACACAAAAAGAAATGCAAGAGAGAGCAGTGCATCAAAGCGAATGGGATTGGATAGGACAGCAGTTTGATTATGAGATAGATAATTCAGGCAATCTAGAAGATTTAAAAATACAAGTGGGAGATATGATCAAGCATCTACTTCCAGATCACCAATAGACCATCCTAGCTCTTGCGTGCTTTTTAAACGCTGACAGTTGGAACAGATAGTTTTTAAATTATAAATTGATATGTTGTTCCTATTGCCATCCACATGGAACACATCCATTTGCTGTTCATTGACAGCTTTGAATCCACACAGCTCACAGCGTATTTTTTTACGATAGCCAGATTGGAACCAGCGAGCGGGACCGTTGGTTTTTAAATTCTTGCGTTTACGTATACAGGTGTCGCATTGACTGCGCCAATAGATTTTGATGCCCTTTCGATAGCCATATGCTCTGGGCTTGGATTTACAAGTATTACACAGGGGTCGTTTCATATGTGTATTTACATGCCCTATATAGGCACCAAAATTGTTAAGATAACGCCGCAAAAACCGTGCAGAACAATAAATACATCAGTTATACTTGCAAGGAGAACTAACAATGGCATTAA